ATAAAGATGGCAAAACTCTCATTCAGCCACTAACCTCTATCAAGGGATTAGGAGAAAAAGCAATTGAACAAATCATTGAACACAGACCTTTTAACTCTGTTGAAGAACTTCTCTTTAGCAAAGAGATTGTCTATTCTAAACTCAACAAGAAAGCAATCAACGTCCTCATCAAAGCCGAAGCGCTAAACGAATTGATGGACGATAGGTTCAACAATCTAAAACACTTTTGGACGGTTGTAGCTGATAATAGACCGAAATCACTAAAGAAGCTAAACGAACTAGCGGAAGAGTATAAAGAGATAGAGGACTTTACACGAGATGAGTATATCGAAACTAAAGTAGATATTACAGGCGTCTTTCCATTCAAGTTGATTATGTCTGACGATATTCTTCAGAGATTAGATTTTTATAAAGTCCCAACCATATCAGAGTGGGACCACGATCTCGGAGTAGCTTGGTTTATTCCTCGCGAAGTAATCAAACGTAAAACTGCTAAGGGCAGACCTTACTATGTTATCAAGACGATTGATAAGAACTCAGCAATGACAGATATTCGCTGCTGGGGAGTAAGACCCGGCAAAGATAAAATCTTTGTAAATCGCCCTTATATGGCAAAGCTTAAATTTGAAGAACAATGGGGTTTCTCCACAAGAGGAATCCACGAGTGGAAACTATTAGGATAAAGGAGGAAACAATGAACCTAAAAGTATATCGTCTGCGTGAAAACGCAAAATTGCCACTACGAGCACATAATACTGATGCGGGTATGGACTTGTTCTATTGCCCCAACGGTGAAAAGAAATTATATGATTGCTCAAAGAATTATTTTATCCCACCAAAGGAATCTCGACTAATTCCAACAGGAATAAAAGTAGAGGTTCCATATGGGTATATGCTAGAAATCAAAAATAAATCGGGCATTGCATCTAAACGGCAACTAATTACCGGTGCTTGCGTAGTAGATCCCGGCTACGATGGAGAGGTATACGTCAATCTTCACAATATTGGCATAACAACTCAATGTATAGCTCCCGGTGACAAGATAGCGCAAGCGGTACTAATACCGATTGTTCATTGCAGTATAGAAGAAGTAACAGAAGACACCCTAAACCAAGGGTCTGAACGAGGCTTAGGCGGCTTTGGAAGCACAGGAGTTAGATAATGAGTTTTATATATACATTAAGAAAAGGCGACGAAGGACAAGAGGTAAAAAGATTACAAAGTAAACTACCGACTGTCGCTGATGGCAAATTTGGTCCTAAAACAGAAGCAGAAGTTAGATCTTACCAGCAACACAACGGTCTTGGCATTGATGGCATTGCTGGACCACAAACGCTTGGCAATCTAGGAATTGAAGTACTACCCGGTATTGACGTATCAAGTCATAACGGCACTATCGATTTCAAGAAGGTAAGCGAAGCAGGGGTGCGCTATGCTTGGATAAAGACTTCCGAGGGTACAACCCACGTCAATCCCGGCTTTGAAAAGAAATTTCACGATGCAAGAGATAATGACGTCATTGTAGGCGCTTATCACTTTGGAAGACCAGACACATATAGCGGAGATCCCCTTGACTGGGAGAAAGAAGCAGACCACTTTCTAGAACAAATAGAAAAAGTTGGATTAGAAACCGGCGATTTGGTACCAATGCTTGACGTTGAAAATGGCGTAAAGGTAGATGACAACTACAATTGCGAGTGGTACCTCAACTGGCTATATAAAGTTGGCTGTGAAACAAAAGTAAAACCAATCGTGTACACAGCACGTTGGGCTTGGCAGCTATATGTTATGAAAGCAAACAAAGAATTCCAAAACAAATTAGCTTCATACCCACTATGGCTAGCAAGTTATAATAGTGGCGTTGAGCCAGCGCGTACAACTACATTATGGGATGAATGGGATGTTTGGCAATGGACTGGAAGCGGAGCCGTCCCCGGTATTCGCGGAGATTGTGATCAAAACTGGATGGCTGGAGAGCAGCTTAATAAATTGAGGGTACCATGAGCTTAGAAAGAAAATTACGTAGAAAACAAGCAACTAAAGAAAAGAAGTCAGCCGAAAAAGAAATGGCAACAAAAGTTGCACTATTTGGAAAAATGGACGATAAATGCTTGACATGTCAAAAACCATTTAATAGAATGGATAAAGAACAAGTCATGACTTGGAACGTCGTCGTAAGAGAAGAAGAAGATAAAGTAAATCTCTATTGCCCCAACTGTTGGGAAAAAGCAATGGAAATTATACAAGGACTACAAGAGCGTTTAAACAAAAAAAAGGAAAACTTATAAATGGAATACTATCCACAGAGAAATAAAGGTTTTGCAATCGATTACGATTTAGCAGAGGAACTAGAAATTGCCGATGAGTTCCTAGAGTGGGAAGAAGGCAGTAATGACGCCCCTCTCCTCGAAATTTTTGAAGAGAAGTATGGTGTCGAGCCAGAGAAAGTAACATTATTCGAATATGCTCGTGGTGGTTATGTGCAAGGTCTTCAAGGCTTTGACTACGATGCTACTTATGTTCTCTTTGACACTCACACAGAAACAACAAATCCAGAGGAATGGGACAATCTAATAAGCATCTTGGAAGAAAAAGATGTCGATGTTATTGAGGGCAGTTGGGCTGAATTAGGTTAGTCTTGATACTAACCTTATTAGAAGAATATAAGTCTACCCCAGACTTTATAAAGCAGATAGAAATAATAATATTATTCATAATTATTATAGTTTTTCTATTGCAAAAGAAAGAAGAATAAATTACAATGGAGTTTATATGCTAGATGATCAAGTGATCGTAGCATTGATGCTAACAGCATCTAATGTTACATGTTTGTTTATAGGAATACTAATAGGGAGGGCACTATGGAAAAGCAAAACAAAACAGTGGTAGAAGAAATAGAGAAAGATATAACAATCAATCAGCCACCGCATTACAATATCAATTGGAAAGGTGAGCAGACTATTCAAACATACGATTATATTCGTTCGTGGAAAATGGATTATCCAGAAAGCAATATCGTTAAGTATGTCACGAGACATCCCTACAAGGGACAATCCCTTAGAGACCTAAAGAAAGCTCGATGGTATCTGAACAAGCTCATTCAAGAGGTGGAAAATGAAACAAGCTCTAACGTATGATGACGTATTATTAGTACCTCAATATTCTGATATTGAGAGCAGACAAGAAGTGGTCATTGGTAATTATTTAGATGATAATACATTTTTAGAGTTACCAATCATTTCTTCCCCAATGGACACAGTAACAGAATATGATATGGCAATCGATATATCAGAGGCAGGAGGGCTGGGCGTCGTCCATCGCTATAACTCCCCTGCTGAACAAGTTGCGATTGTAAACCTAATCCAACAAAACATAGGCTTTGCTCCTATCGCCGCAGCCGTTGGTGTAACAGGCGATTATGAAAGTCGAGCCTGTGCGTTGTTTGATGCAGGAGCAAACGTCATATGCATTGACATTGCCCATGGGCATCACGTCCTTATGAAAAACGCTCTAGAGACACTACGCAATGTCTTTGGCAGCACAGTTCATCTTATGGCTGGCAACGTTGCAACGCTAGAAGGCTACGAAGCTTTGGCTGATTGGGGCGCTGACAGTGTAAGGTGCAACGTTGGCGGCGGCTCTATCTGCTCTACTAGAATTCAAACTGGTCACGGTGTGCCGGGACTACAAACGATTATGGATTGTGCTGTCAGCGATAGAGACGCAAAGATCATTGCTGACGGCGGTATTAGAAATTCTGGCGATGTAGTCAAGGCATTAGCAGCAGGAGCAGACTTTGTAATGCTAGGTTCTATGCTTGCTGGAACAAAACAATCACCCGGCTTTATTATTGAAGACGCCAACAATTCGCAATATAAAATATACAGAGGTATGGCTAGCAAGGAAGCACAAATCAATTGGCGCGGAAAGTATTCTTCTAACGAAGGTATATCCACACGCATCCCATACAAAGGCTCTGTTGAACATGTTTTACGCGACATTGGAAATGGCATTACATCTGGCTTTTCATATTCAGGAGCACGGAACATTACTGAATTATGGACAAAAGCAGAGTTCATTCGTCAAACAGTTGCAGGGCTTGGAGAAAGCAGAACGCATATTCTTACAAGATGAAAAAAAGAAAAATATTACCAGAAGATGCAAAATACATTAGAGTTCCAAGTTTAGGAACTTTAGATGCAAACCTACGCATCAAGCTCAAATTTGATGATATAACAAAGTTCTGGTTTTTTAATGAATATATAAAAGCTTATCTTTTGGAAGATCCAACCCTAATGCCATTTATAGAAAAAATGAAAGAAAGCAGTATGTTGGCAAGAAAGTTCAGAATGAAGAAAGCAAAAGAAATAAGAAAAAAAGAACAAGACATTATCAACCGTTTTGGGTTGAATCAAGATGAAATAGAAGATATTTTTGACATGATCGAAAGAGAGGAGGATCTATGAAAATATGTGCAGAAGAGTGTGTAAAAGATAAAGAATGTTGTAAGAAAAAAGAATGTAGATTGTGGATTGAATACGGTGAAGATCTCAATTGTACAGAGATAGCAATTAAGAAAAATGGATTCATGACTTTGAAGCAAGTTGGCGAACGTCTAGGCATTTCTTATGTCCGAGTGACCCAAATAGAAAAAGAAGTACTAAAGAAAATCCAAAAAAATAACTTTATTGAAAAAACATACTAATTATAA